CCCCAGGATACGCCCCATTAACTAACCATGGAGTTCTTGCAATATAAGGAACTATTATCTCAAAAGTTGAGGTTTCACGTATATCAATAATCATTCGATTAACGTAATAATCACCATTGGTGTACCCGGTAAGTTCATCGGTAGGATAAAAAGCAACGCTAATTCTTCCACTATGGAATTCAGTTTTAACAATCTTAAATCTATATTTAACACTGCCACGCCAAAGTTGGAAATATTTTGATATAAATGAGACGGGTGGATAATGTGCTGCTCCCCCTGCTGTATAAAACAAAGAAGACGGATTGACATCGAATTTGACCAAATTACCCACTACATCAGATGTAGACCAAGTATATGTTGTAAACCATGCATATTTTCTCAATATATACGAGAAATCCATTTCATCATAAGCCGTACCAGACAAACCATCAATATTCATGGTGGCTGTCTTAGATTGGAGACCTAAAGATTTAACTTCACTATCTCCATCAATGTTTGAATGGTTAGCTGATGTGTGTATAGACATTTTCACAACGCCATCACCCTGGGTTGGTTTCGAATAACCAAATATTTTTGCTGTTACGGCAATTCTATCTGCTATCCAAGAAACCTTATTTGCGTAGGACCCGATAAGTGGAATATCAGAAAATTCCTTAAAACCTCTACTAAATGAAGCTGCAACTCCACTGATAGGTCCATTCAAAGTATTAGCGACTTCTTTATCGGAAGCGCTAAGACCTGATTGGGGCGAAGCTGCTCCAATGAGGGAAACATTTTCAAAAGAAACATACAAAGTATATCCGCAAGTAGTATTTCCTGTCGGAGCAATTAACGGATAGTACGGATAAACATTAATGAATCCCAAGTGTGTCAAAGGTTGTGCACCCCAAATAGCATTTAAGGGATAAAAAGCACCAACTGAAACAAACGGTACTAGAAGTTCCGCAGAAGTACCTGTATTAATGTCAATCTCAACATGTGGTATAGTTGTACGCTGTACAAGAGTAGCATTATGCATATTATTAATCGTCAATTCTTTCAAGTTTGAGGTCGTAGCCTTCATACCTGCAAGAGGTGTCCAACCAATACAATACCTGCCAGCTTGAAACCTATTAGCATTAATAACTAATCGAAATCTCATGTCCATACGGATACCAAAATAACCTTTAAGTTTTTCATTCCAGACAGCTGCCTGTGCAGAAGTAAAAGCTCCATATGGCATGGCAATTGAATTGAAAAATGAATAAGTATCTGAAACACTAAAAGTTCCAGAACTTAAAACTATAGGTTTTGCTAAAAAATCTATAACTGACTGCTCCTTCATTTGTAAATCGGAATAATTTATTAAAGATTTATTTATGTGTGAAACATAGGTCTCATCACGTTTAGTGACTATATTGTCATCTACAAAAGTAGTAGTTGCTTTCTTCAAAGCAATCCCAGACGTATCAACATAAGATGAATCGTCTGGAGATGTGCTTGTGACATTTGTATTATTGTTATCGCTGCTATTATTCATTTTTGTAATTATCATATTGTAAACCCTTTTAAGTTTTACTAAACTAAAGACAGGATGTCTAAACGAGATTTTTCGTTTCTAACGCTATTCACTCACTTATTCGAGTTTCAAGTATTTTTGGATTTTATATTGTTTTTTGCTACATTGTAAGTATTTAACATTAAATTATAAATTGGAAACATAAAGAATACGAGTCTTTTGAACCCTCGCGCAATCTTTTAAAAATAAAAGGGCAGCACTACATCATTAACAATTTATAAATAACATTAAACCCTACAATGCCTACTATAGTTTTACGTCATTGCGGACTTTTATTTTGATTTTAAAATTGGAAGTCTGATGTTTGCAAAACTTCATGTAATGCAACATCATAATCCAAAAGGAAGTTATATTTAGGTTTGTAGCCCTTACAAAACTGAGTGTACAAAGCTATTAATTCAACTTTCCAATAATTAAATACATCTTCTCCGTGAAGAGAAAATTCTCTTAATGCCCACGAAATGTTATCAACGGTAATTTGCGTACCATTTAAACCTTTCTTAGTCCAATTCTGAGTTTCTATAATTGATGATTCTCGTAATGGAGCTAACCACGTGTTGTGCGTTTTATCAAACCTAAAACTCCTTCGTAAAAATTCTACTTCAGTTATCTTTCTAAATTTATAAGATGCTGAATTTTTAGTTTCAGTTGTGTACGTCATACCGCATTTAAGCATGAACTCTGGTAAATTCATTTCATTAAAAACTTCAGAATACTTACTACTAACAGTAAACGTTACATCATCCCCAAGACATATCATAAATACATGATCATTAAATTCCATTATAGGGAGACCAGCAACACCAAATGAAACCCTAAAAACAATATTGTTATACATAGTATTAACTAAAGTTGTTAAGGGATTACCACTTGGTAAAGAGCTGGACCAAACATAAAACTCATCTCTAAATATATGTTTCGAATTCGTAATTTCAGCCCATAGACATGATCTAATATGTGTTGATTCAGCATCGGAATAACCATACCAGTCTTGAATAATGTCCAATATACCATTCATGATATATGGTTGTTCATGTCCATCAAAGTTTTTATAATCACCAGCACCTATACAAGGTATTTTTGGATCAAAAGAAAATTTAAGAAGATTTTTAGCTATTGATGACCATTGATCGCTATAAGGATTTACTCCAACCGCAGATCCTACACTAATTGACATATCTATAAAGTCCGCCATAAAGGCGCCAAAATACATCCTCATTAGTATTAGTAATATCCATGGTGAAGCAGAAAACAGACGCAACTTATCATCTAGTACTTTGAGGATATCAAGCTTTTCATCCTTCCCTGTATCTTTATATATCCACAATACTCTAATACCACTTTTATATTTCAATAAACACTCAGAAACTACTTCAGCAACGCGCTTCAAAGTTTTATTGTCATTAAAATCAATATTTTCAGAAACTTCTTTGTAATAAGATTTCTTTAAATTTTCATGGTTTGGTAATATCATTGGATATCCTGGACTTGTACCAGAATTGATAGGTCCCAACCTATTATATCCATGTATAGATTCATACAGAGTTAATAAGGTTCTACCTTCCTTTGAAACATTACTATTTTGAATAACTAAATTCTTATAAGAATTAATAGCTTGTTTATAATGGAGTTCCAAAATGCAACCTGGATTTTTACCATAATTAGAAAGTGACTTTCTAAAGGGGTCATGTAGATTACCATCTTTATCCGTATACGGTTGTTTTCTAGTAGGAACCATTTTTACAATCTTATAATCCCCAGGTAACTTAGAATGTAATACAGATTTACATATTTCAGTATCATATCTTTCTGCTGGTACATAACTTTTATGTACTATACCAGTAGGTTGTAAATTACCTTGATTGACAATAGTATCAGTGAGATCCATGTTCTTGAATTCTTCTTCAATTTTAAAAATAGGTTTTTCAGAAGGAAAGCACTCAGATATTAATTTTTCTAAGTACTCCTGTGTAATTATATTTGAATAACCTTCACCAGAATTTCTACCCGCTACATGCATACCAATAATACATCGATTTTCAAATCGTGAATTTGGAACATATAGCAAGGAACCACAGTCTCCTGAAGTTACTGTTGTCTTATATGTAACTGTTTCTTCCAAAGCGTAGTAATCACTTGAACCTGTCCAATTCTCCTGTACAATAGTGCCAGTGGTAAAATTTCCAACACATGAGCTATTTCGTAAAACTAAAATCTTGTTATCTTGACCTGCATATCTACTACCAGTCAAACAAACATCAAAACCGGTCACTCTTTTTAGCGACATAACATCTCCTGATTTTAAAAAGAAATTTTTAGCCCCTATTGAGGTTCTATGTGCCATAGGCAACTTGATAATGCAAATATCTGCATTAGCAGACTCCTCAGTAGCGTGAAAATTTTTGATTAAATCCGATAAATGGATAATATATTTCGTTGATTTAGTTGGTGTGATAAACAACAATTGTGCACCATTATATTCTGGTTTGTTTTGCACCTTGTCTAATAAAAACATAAAATGCATTGGAACCATGAACAAGTTTCCTGTAACATTAAGGCAATGACCTAATCTCTTATGTGTAGTGAAATCAGTACCTTTTTCAGGATGCTCTATTAGATAAAGAATAAACATATATTTGTTCATAACACTACATATTACATCTTTGCTGTTACCAACGCCATCGAAACTCATTGGTGTCAATTTTGGAAGAACATCATAGTTAAAAGCTTCTGACACGTATCCGTGAGGTACAGCAACTACATTTCTATCGAAATTACCAAGTCTCTTGATTACTTCACTTTTCGTCATACGTTGTTTAGCACCTAATTTCTCCAAATCTATAGATTGTGGATCAGCAGGTAATATCATTCTAAATAACTTAATGGCAACATATAAAAATGAAGCTATTATGGCTGAAAATGTTAAAAGTACGTACTTGTGTTCCCAAACAAAGGCAACTGCATCAGTAAACATGTTTTGTATGGTGGACAACATGGTACTTTTCTTTTTAAGATAGATACTATGTGCGTAATATCTACCAGTAAAAGGACATCTGCCAGCATGTCCATTGGTAGAACAATGATTAGAAAATCTTCTCAAAAATTTTGTTATTCCATCATCGGAACTCAAAAATTCATCCAAGAGTTCCTGTACTTCTTTTTCACTAAGCAAGGATAAATAGCCCATAATATAGTCGTGAATTGTGTAATCTTGTATCTCAAAAACTCCAGGTGTAGCCATAGTTATACGTGATACTCCATCGGCAAAACGTATTTTATCGACTTCACTAAGACTACTATAGCATTCCCAATACTCAAGTATCCTAAAACTCATAGCATTGTTATCACTAGTATTATTTACATCAACCATTTGCACCAGACCACTAACTAAACCTGATTGTGGTTGAGCGAATCCAGTAATGTGGTTATTAATGAAAGAAGATCTATTTCTCAGTGTATTTTTAACATCAGAGGTAAGTTTACGATCTTGTTCTTTGTTTTTGAGATGTCTAATATTGTGGGAATCAAATCTATTTACGGCCAATTTACAGAGACCTTCAAAATCAATATCCCCCATATGTTTTCTGGAATTACTATTCCACTCATATACGTCAAAAATCCAAAAATCATCAGGTATTAATTTATCATTACCTTTGAAGGTAGGATTTTCTTCATCAAGTATAAACATATCATTGAGAAGAGAATAATCGACTTTATCACCAGTCATATATTTGGGGTTAACTCTTACGTTGACACTTAAATGAAAACGACGTTCTAAAGCACTACTACAAGTGATAGATTCTATGTTTCGAAATGTCCCACCCGGTTGGGCTTGAATACCAACGTTTGTTGTCGCAACAACAAAAGATGATCTAAAGAAGTTATTGTTCTTTTCTTCAATAGCAGCCATTTCAAGAGGATAAGCCATAGTATTAATCATCGACATAATTCTTGTAGCTTCTGTAACATCAGCATTTGCGTTGTCTCGCTTTTGAAAAAGATCATCAATAGTTGTAACCCAGGCCTTATTAGTATACCCGGCCCAAAATTTTTCTTTCGGCATAGGATATATAAAGTCCTTAGGTTCAGCAAGATAATCTTCATACCAGTGACCTGGTAACGTAGCACTAGCTATAACGTCTATGAAACGTTCAGCTAAAAGTGATTTGTGTATTCCAGGACCTCCAGCAAAAAGAACTCCAACTGGTTCTACTCTCATTCCATTCAATGATGTAGACATATGTCTAACTTTGTCATGAACTTTTCTAAGATCTTTCAATCTTGATTCAACAAGTCTAAATTCATAGGAACTAGTAGGAAATTTCTTAATCAATTTCTCGCCCTTCTTTATAAGCTCATTATACATGTCTGCATACATAGCATTATTATTTAATGAACCTGAATCTATATCAACTATAAATTCTGAAACTAAATGATCAAATGAAGTTACATAAATATCGTCTGTTAAATCCATTTCAAAGTAATCAGCTATGTTATCTAAGTTGATTGCCTTAAAGAATTTATGTAATTCTTGCACAGAATAAATGAACAGTGAAGTAACATTCTTTGTCTGATTCGGGTGAACTTTAGTTGCATTTAACATACCGTCTATGATTTTACCCTTTGCAGTGTAACCAGAATATGACGAGGCTAGTGCTAAAATACAATTGCTAAAAGCATCAAATTTTTCAGTGCTGCCTTGAGGTTCAGCTGGATGTTTAAAAGTAACATCCACTTCGGGATGAAATCTCTCAGGGGGATCACTTTTAGTAAAGAGATGTTTTTC